CTAATTGTCCAATATGCTCAACTGAGTCATATCTAAACCTTTGGGGTATTGCTTTCTGCAAAAATCATTTTTTAACTGCCCATGAAACTCCGTGCTCATACTGTTAGAGGTTAAAAGCTTTTTACTATATTTTAAGCAATTATCCCCTACGCAATAAGGACACCAGTTATCGAAGCTTGGGTTGCAAAATCTGCCTGATGGAATATTTGTTTTTACAAGTGGATCTTTTCCGTACCAATTTACTTCTTTCCATTCTTTCCATTCCTGTTGTTCTAATAAAACCAATACAGCCTTTGTTATTTCTTGGTCAGATTTATACGAAAAAGCCAATCCCTTCATTTTTTATTCTCCTCTCTGTGTCACATTTTAAACAGACTGCGCCCAACTCTCCGGTAATTCCGGAGAGTTCACTTTATATGCTTGACTAACTGACTAATGTTATTTATGGTCTCCAAAATCAACAACCAGTTGTAGTCTATATATTATCGCGCCAAGTTCATTTGACATTTTATTAGGTAAATAATCATAAAGTTCATCAAACACTTCTGGTTTGACATCAGCAATCAGTCGTATCATGTCAATTAATTGTGATTCACTTTTAGTTACCCTTTTCGCTATATTTTTTTTACTCATAATACCAACCTCCTCTATATGATAATACTATTATATCATATTGTTACAGTTGTTACAATAGTTATTTATATTTATTTTGTTAATTTTGTATTAAGATTTACTTTATCTGATACATTGATAAAACGATATTAATAATTAATAAAGCAGGTTTTTAGTGGGACCCCCCCCACGGGGGCCCCCCCCACAAAAACCTGCTAATCAAAAATATTATTTTTTTGTTCCCGGAATATAGCTCTGCAATCTGTTAAATTATCATCAAGACTTATATCGTAACCGTCAAATAGTTTCATACTGTCATATCGGTTTGCTATTGATTTTCTGAATATCATAAATTCCACATCAGTCTTAAATGATAACCCATAATACTTTTCTATTATTACAAATATCTTAAAGGGTAATAATCTAAACCACCAATACATATTAGATGCTTTGCGATGTACGTACTCTTTTTCTATCATGTTCCGTATTTGCCGATCTAACATTCTGTCTGACTGGGCTATCAATATGAAATCATATCCAAATTTTCTGTGCTGACTGAAAAATTTTACCCACTGCTGCCGGTCCTTTTTACCATAATTTTTCACGCTTACAGATTGATCGTCATCACTGTTAAAAAATTCTTCCAGTGCTTTTTTTTCTTCTTTATCGGTTCGGTCATTAAAACGAACTCCTGCCTCATCTATTACAACTAAACATTGACTTTCTCTTTTGTTTTTCAAATAACCTCTCATCTTCGCAAATCTTGCTAAATTTAGAACATTTATATATTCTTCAGAAACATAAAAAAATCTTTCTTCATATCCTTTTCTTTTTTCCCTTTTTGTAAATTTTATTGGATAATTGCTAATCACATCACGCCCGGCCCACAAATTTAATAATATTTTCCGGGTCACATTTAAAGATTTACCTGATCCCGGAGTACCGGAATATAAATCAACACTCACTTAATCAACCCCTTTTACCCAGCGCAACGGAATTCTTAAAACATAATAAATAGCAACCGCTACAAGGAATAATTCCAAGTGAGCAATAATTCCGGCAACTGGAATAATATAATTGATATATTCTATCCATGTATTTTCAAGTTCGAGTACATATATAAATGGTGAGTCAGGAAGTAATGAAAACAAAACTGTTAATACTTCCCCGGCTGCAGCTATAACTTTATTTATTAGAGATATTATTGCTATCTGCATAAACAACCTCCATTAAATTTTCTCGTACTGTCATACAACGTTTACAAACTCTATCTTTATGGTAATTTAACATACCACAAAAAATACAAATCCAAGTTTTTAGCATTTATACACCACCTCCCATTAATCTTCTGGTAGCTAATATTAGCCCAACATCAAATATAAGTAATTCAATTTTTTTCACAATGTTACGAATAGCGTCAAACATTCCCAAATCAATATTGAAAACGAAATCAGCTAATTTAGTATCTATATTAATATCTAATTTGCCATCCCAAGAGCCACCGTCTAACTGCTTAAAACTATTATATAAATCCCAAGGGAGACTAAACGGGAATTTACGTGTTATGGTACTAGCACCCTTTTTTAATGGCTGCCAGTCAATGCCCGTATCGTCTGTTGGAGGGTTAGTTGTAACTGTCGTAGGAGGGCCAGTTGTCACCGTTACTACAGGTGGCCCCAATGGTAGACCATCCGGACCTAAAGTTGTTTCTGTTGTTGTTGTTGTTGTTGTTGTTGTTTCTTTCCATTTTTTCGTTATAGGATCATAAAATTTTCTTGTTGTATCAGAACGTTCTATTGTTTTTTCAGTCGTTGTACCGTCTGGATTATTTATTATTTCGGTTTCCGGAGGATAATCAATTGTTGTTTCATCCGGATTATTTATATCCGGTAAATCATCAGGCACATTAGGCTCTGGAACCGGTACCGGAAAACCTATTTTCCTATCATCATCATGACGTGGACCTTCACCTTTTCTACGCTTGTATATTTCACCGGTATCTTTATCCACGTACCAATCCCAATCATCCTCACCTTCCTGTATTGTCGTTTCATCATCAATAGATTGGTTATCTGTCTCATTCATCCATCTTTCCAGATCGTCAATCCATGAATCAGGCCAGTCTATTTCAGGCACTGGGGGACAGGGGACTTTTACTTCCTGTTCCGGCGATAAAGCGGTGCCAAAGCCCGCAGCATCTCCAACATAATTAAAATAAATTGTTTGACCTATTATACTACCCAACTCCCTAAAATCAATATTAGTGGTTTTTTCAGCAGTTACTATTTCACCATAATTCATCATTGTCTGATAAACCAAAGTAATAAAATTAGCACCAACATCAGTTATATTTGGTGGTGGACAGCTACTCGATGCACTATATAATGTCACTATATTTAAGTACCTATGCCAATAATGCGACTGTCCCCATGCACGAGTATTTCCTTCATAAATTAAATCAAAGTAATGTACATATCTAGGGATTGAAACCCCATTAACATTATAATATCCATCATGGACAATATCACGACATAACAGAACGGAACCATTACTAAGAGTTGCAACAATTTCTGCATCATTAATCACAACCTGTATATTATCCGGATAAGTAATATTGCTAGGAATATCCACAGAACCATTAGCTACATAATTTTCACCAGAAACAAAATTATTCGCTAAATAATCTAAAATACTTTGAATAGTATTTGCATTAATAATAATTTTGCCAGTAATAACACCATATTGAACTGCCTTTCTCCATTGCTCACGATTATACGCTTGCTGTTTATTCCAATAATCCTGAACAGCATATTGTAACGCCTCAGAGTCTGCAGCATATAATCCACAGGCAGTTAGACCGCCAGCAATTGCGTAATAAACACCCGGACCCATTAATACTGCAGCCGGATTTGCTTGCACTGGTTTAATGAAACTTAAAATATTAATTAACATTAATCCAATTATTAATATTGCAAACTTCTTTCGCATATTTTTTATATCCTCTCTTTTTACTCTTTTAGCGGCTTAATTTTGTTTAAGCAGCTAAAACAATAAAAATAGTTAGCCAGTCTGAAAATATATTTCAGACCGGCTTTTGCTTTTAACCTTTTGCAAGACTAGCAAACAGTCTTTTACCATAACGCCAAGCCAGGAAAATTGCCAATATTCCCAGTCCGTATGGAGCAACAGCCCCTAAAGTTGCAACAATATCACCCGAAATACTCTGTAATGCAGTTTGTACTGCTGTATTGACAGTTCCTTCCATCTTTTTCACCCCCTTGCAACTGTAGTGAATATTTTAACGACTGCCAAAATCATAAAGCCCATTAAAGCACATGACCCGACAATCAATATTCCCATAAATATAGCCTGCTGCCATATATCTATATTTAGTGTTATTAATTCGGCATAATTTTCAAAATCCATATACATTTTATAAAATCCTTTTCCAAAAAATAAAAAATGATATAGCACACAATGCACCAAACAACATAAATAAGACATATAGTAATGCCTGATTGATATATTGCATTTTTTCAACCAGTATTAATAAATCTGTAACATTTTCAATTAATGATGTTACCTGTTCAGCACTCCAAGCCTCCATGTTTAATCTCCTATAACTCTATTGCTGGTGTTGTACGACTTGATCCCGTTACCAAATCCTTGACCAAATAAATGCTATCAAGATACAGATCAATACTATTATACTTTCCACCCTGAACACCCTTCCGGATACGAGCCGAAGGCCTTACAACACAGAGAACCTCTTGATTTTTCATTGATTTTATAACTGGTGCCATAGTTTGTACGTCAGCAGATGGTACAATAATTGAATAAGAGTTAAATTGAGTTTTATATTTACTTTGTGCATCTTCTTTTACAACTTTTAATTCGAAAATAATATAATAACCGCTATTATCTTGTTTTTCTCTCGGCTCAGGCCTTAACAACTGACCTTTAATAATTACTAAATCCTCTTGATCACCTAACACTTCTAAATAATCGTTCATATTCATTTAACATACCTCCAATATATTTATATAAATATACTTCTAAAAATATTTTTATAATCCTCTTTTTCGATAATAAATTTTTTTAATACCTTTATGCAGTTATTTCTAATTGTTTTATTGCTTGTTGAATGTCTGTAAATATTCCTCTTATCTCATATTTTGATCCCGGCAGCGGTATAAATTCTTTAACTATAGCTTGTACGTATTTTTCCTCAGTAAAAACTAAACCACCTTTTGTACTTATACCCGCCGAAGAAAAATCTTTCATATATCTATACCAAGTTGCTTTTGATACCTCAGCCTTAACAGTTTTTTCAGAATCAACTTGTATCCTCGTCCAAACCGAAAACAAATTACTTGCTTTTCTCCGAGAATAAACTTCATTTAATCTTTTCTTTACATCTTCAACACTTCTTACTACCTTCATTTCATAAACACCCTCTTTAAATATTTTCGTTATTTCATTTTCATAAACATGTATAAAATAATCATCATCTAAATCAATACAAATATTTGATACTCCATCATATTTCATTTTACGTTTTTTTACCTCGACTTCAAATCTAACAATTCTCAATGCTATATCTTTAAGTAAGTTTAAATTTTCTACCGTAAATCTTTTATCATCTTTCAATTTTCTAAGCCGGGGCATATCATGAACCTTAAACTCCGTACCTTTATTATATGCCTTTACAGTTGTACTAGCACCTTTGATATAAATAGAATTTAACCCATAATTCATAACCTCCCTCCTCGGATAGTTAATTCCCCTCAAACTTTTAAAAAATTCGTCACATTCTAACTTTGAACCTAATCCAAATACATACGCTACATCAGCCCTCAT